ATCCGGACCTGGAAAAGATGCACCTCCCTCTCTGTACCGCGGACGAGGTCCCGTCTTACATCTGGTCTGATAAGAAGGCAGAGACACCTGTGAAAGAGTACGATCACGGTTGTGATGAAATGCGCTATATGGTAGCGTACATTGATAAGTTGAACAAAAAGCGGGCCCACGGGGTTCGTACACGCGTAAGATCGTTCAACTATTTACGTGGTGACGTAAGTAGGAACAACATACCCTATTAGGAGAAGCCATGGCACCTGATAATTCAAAGCTAATTGTTAGTGCACTCATAAAAACAGCCCCACAACTTGCTGGTGGAACTAATGCGCAGGATGACTTCGCCGAGGTTCTTAAGCAATTTGGGGCCCGTGTAACGCTCTACCGGCAGTACGAGGAAGGCGAACATCGTGGTTCTATGACCAATAAGATGCGTGAGATGTTACGTCTTCAGGCAGATGACACCGGGATCAACGACTTCAACTCAAACTACTGTTCGATCGTGGTGGACAAGTTCGCCGGTCGTCTCGAGGTGGTGGACCTTCGCTTAAAAGATGAAGCAATTACCACAAACTGGCTAAAACCTTTGCTCGAGGAGAACGACTGGACTTCTTTGCAGGTCTCTACATATCGCGCGGCTGTTCGGGATGGCGAAACTTACGTCATGGTGGACCCAACTGATCTGTCCTGGAAGTCCGAGCCTGCGTATAATGGCTATACAGGCATGGTCTGTATATTCGAAGATGATATGACGCCCATTTGGGCGTGCAAAATCGTCAGAACTGGTGCTACACCTGAGCTTCCGTTTGACGCAGACATCAACGAGGTTATGGAATTGACTGTTTATCAGCCAGGTTCCATCACTAAATGGGCCGGGATTGCAAATTCCACCGAAGTTTTTGCGTTGAACAGATATCCTGTGCCCATAGAACCCACGGACATGGGCAACGGCTTCTCTGAGGTAGAGGTGGTGCTCGGTAACGCGATCCCATGGCCCCTGGACAAGGTCCCAGTTGTCAGGTTCTTGAACAAGTTTGATAATTATGACACCGTCGGGCGCTCGGAACTACGTCCTGCAATCCCATTGCAAGACGCCCTCAACCGTACCCTACATTCTATGGTCTCCGCCTCAGAGTTCTCCGCCTTCTCGATCAAGTACTCAATCGGCATTCCTATAGACCCAGTCGATATTACCCCGGGCGGCGTCGTGAACCTGTTAGTGACATCAGAAGACTCTGATGAGCCCATTATTAGTGAAGAGGCGTCCAAATTTCTGAACGCCGCTCGCGTGGGTGAGTTCAAGGCGTCACCGATGGACGAGTACATCACCCAGATCCAGCAGATTGTCAAAGAGATCAGCCAAGTCACCTCGACCCCCATCTACGGGGTTACTACAACAGGCGTACTCTCTGGTGAGGCCCTCAAACAGCTGGAGATTGGTCTCGTCACTAAGTGCAGACGCTTTCAACGCTCAAATACTGACTCCATCCGTGAACTGGTGGAACTTACGAGCGAGATACAAGCAAATATTGCCCCCATTGACGAGTCGTTGCCGATTATTGAGCCATTCTCGTCAGAGGACGTGATCGTTGTTTGGAAGCCACCCGAACTTGTCGACGAGACAGCAACGATCGCTACATTGATCAACCTGCGGTCACAGGCCCCTGGGTTATTCTCGGACACCTTCTATAGAACTAAGATTGCGGAGATGTTGCACATAAATACTGCTGACGTGGAGCAGGACGCCGAACGTATTAAGAAAGATCCTGCCGAGATTGAAAACCAGGCGCCTGCGCAAAAGACAGGCCCTGATAAGACCGCCGTCCCAGGTGATAATAGTATGGGCGGTGTGGCGACGCAGAGAAGTAGACCCTAAAGGAAGGAGGTACGCATGGCCCGAAAGGCGAGACTTGGTTCTGGGAAGCGTTTTGCAGCTCTCAAACGTAAGTTGTCGCGAAAAGGAGTTAGAAACCCTAGTGCGCTAGCCGCGTCAATTGGTCGTAAGAAGTACGGCAAGAAACGAATGGCCAAGATGGCCGCTGCCGGAAGACGTAGGAAACGGAGGAAGTAATGCCATTCCGTTCAAAGAAGCAAAGAAACTTCCTTAGATGGAAGCACCCTGACGTTTATCGTCGATGGAAACGTAAGTACGGACTAAAGATCCGTCCAAAGAAACGGAGGAAGTAATGCCACAAAAGAAAAAGCGGTCTATTATCGAAGAAGACATCGAGCAACTCGAGTCGATCGAGGAGAAGGAGGCTAAAACACATCAGGAAGAGCTCCCGCATGAGAGCGTGGAACTCGTCAAAGCTTGCGTGAATTGTCGCTTCATCAATCATGGGTACTCAGGTCCAACCTGCATAAATCCTGAGTCTCCTTACCCGCAACAAAGGGTCCGTGAAGACGATGTCTGTGAAAAGCACGAGTTCCAGCCCTGAGCCGTCAGTACTGAATGACGAGCAACTTCAGTTGTTCTTGGCTATGCGTCAGGCACTACTTATGCAGGTTGACGCAATTGAACGGTTATTGAAGATCAATCCGTCCACGGCGGACATCCGGAGGTTCTATAAAGAAGGGAAGATTAACCCTTCCGCCCCGGAAAAACCATGATATAATCCTCCGTGGAACTACTTCGCTGCAGAGCGTAATACTGAGAAAGTAAGGAGGTTGTCATGCCGATTAATGCAACACTTTTGGAGACCATCAGGGCGAAGGCCGAGACAGAGAGGACTGATGTTGAGCGCGAGTTACTCGCTGCGGCCGATGAACAAACGTCCGGTGGTGGAGACGAGATCGACTGGGAAAAGGCATTCCAGCACCCTCGTTTCAAGCAACTCGTTGCTGACAAGAAGAAGTCCGATGACGAGTTGAAGAAGCTTAAGGATCAGCGTGCCAAGGAGACTGAGGACTACCGCGCTTTGTACGAGCAGGCCCAAGCCGAACTCGAGGCTGAGAAGGGAAAGTCCGGTCGTGCTGATACCTTGGAAAGTGCGCTCAAGAAGACGTTAGAGTCGGAGCTTGCAGGTCTTACTGCTGAGGCAAAGAAGTTGATCCCGGGAAAGCTCTCTGTTGAAGATCAGCTTGAATGGATTACTGCGAACAGGTCCCTTCTTGCGCGGAAGCCTGCGCAGAGTATCGGGGCTGGCGGTGGTAGGTCCATGCAAACCACGAAGCCTGTTACCAAGGAACTTAGCGCTGAGGAGAAGCAGATCGCGAGCTTGTTCGGGTACACCACAGAAGAGTACATAAAGTTCAAGGACATGGGAAGCGTGGACCCGTTCTCTAAGCAGGCTCAGGCAGATGCTCAGCAGGCGGAACCTGAAGAATAAACAAACGTAGACCAACCAGGCTACTCGCCCACCATGGCGCAAAACCGGACCCCCAGACCTGGATACTATAATGAAGCAAAGGAGTTAGATATATGGCTGCACCTACTGGAACCTGGGAGTTCGCGTATGACTTAATGGGTACGCGTACACCGCAGGTGGTAACTCTCGAGGCGACAGCGAACCTCGAGACTTTGGAAGGGACTCTGCTCATTCTGACCGGCGGTCAGGTTGATGAAGCTGTCGCTTCCGTTGTCAACCCTGTGGGGCTGGCGCTGGAGAAGACTTCCGGCCCGCTCTCTGCAGGCGCGCCCATCAAGGTGGCGATTATCGCCCCGGGCATGGTAATCAAGGGCAAGGCCTCTGCGGACATCTCCGCGGGGTCCGGGTTTGCCGCAAAAACATATGATGTCACAGCACAGGGTCTTCTGGATGCTGCTGACGCCACGAACGGCTGTTTGGCCATCCACCGCACAGAGAATGCTGGTATTGATGTGTGGTGTGTGCTCACCAAACACGCGATGTTCGGATAGGAGGAGTAGACGATGCCTACACCTATGATCTCTACTCAATGGCCGCGCTTTGTCCTGCCGATCATCCGTCGTGAGTGGTTCTTGCGCATGACGTCCATCATCGCCCCCGTCTCGCAGTTCTACGGGGTTGAGGGTTCCCAGTCCGCTGAGGAATATGCGCAGGGTATCGGCGACTTCGGCCTGGTGCCGGAGTACAACAGTTCCACGGCTGAGGGTCAGCCTGGCTCCATCTCCTACGATAACTTCAACCCTCTGTGGGAAAAGACGTTCGTTCACAAAGAGTACGCACTCGGCGTGGCGATTGAACGTAAGTTGTGGGACGATGGGCGCACCGGCACGATCCGCCAGCGTGGACGCACTCTCGGTAATGCCTTTGGTACCACGATCGCGGTCCAACAGGCTTCCATCTTCAACAATGCCTTTTCGAGCTCCTATCTGGGTGCCGATGGCAAGCCGCTCTGTGCAACAGACCACCCGGTCCGCCCCGGAGACCTTGCCTCCGTTGGTTCCAATAAGCAGAGCCTGGCGCTGGATTACGCGAATGTTGTTTCGGCGATCCAGGCCGGCAAACGCTACAAGGACGACCGCGGTAACCCAATGCCTCGTATCTTCAACCGCCTTGTCGTGCCAATCGAGCTTGAGGCCAAGGCGTACGAGGTTACTAACGCAATCAACAAACCGGGAACGGCGGACAATGACGCCAACTTCCTGGGCTCGCAGGGTTTACAGACTGTTGTGGACCCGTATCTCACCTCTGCAAAGAACTGGTTCATGGTTGATCCGCTCAATGCTCCGGACCACCTCAAGTGGTACTGGCGCGTGCGTCCGGAGACCACGGTAGACCCATCCAGCGACTACAATCTTGTGGCTCGCTATCGTGGCTACTACCGCGCGTCGTTCGGCTGGGACGACT